ATTTACTTGATTTGTTTCATCATTAACCTCATGAACTTTAATATTCTTAAAAACATAAGGCTCCAGAGGTTTTTTCGGAGCAGATTCCTGTTCAGTTTTCTTTTTTGTTTTTGGAGCAGGCATTGTAGTTGTGTTCATATATTTATTGAATATTGATATTTTATTTTCAAACCAAATATTAAGCAAGCGTATAAGTCGCATCCCCTCCCTTTCCTTCTTTCTTGAGTTTTCCGACAAGAGTAAGCTCACGAAGAGTTTGCATGGCCTTGCTGATATCTCCAAGAAGTTCAGTTGCCGTGGCAAGATTAATCTTACCGCTATCAGTAACTGCCTTAATGAGAGAAGCCTTGTATTGATCACTCTTCTTAGTCTTCTTTCCGCCAGAAATGATCTCATCGCGCTCAACCTTTTCAAAGGAGAATCCCGTGTCGGTCATACGGAAAGCAACATGCGCGCAAGTACCAAAGCGGTTTTTCGTTGCTTCAACGATCCGAAGCGTTTCGTCCTCAGCATCCTTCTCCATGGTGAAGTTTGCATCAACGGAATGAGGAAGAAGAGTTGAACCTTTATAAGATCCATTCTTAGTGTAGTGAAGAATTATTCCGACAACACACTCAAGCTCCTTTGATTTAGTGCAAATGTAATCGGAGAGATACTTCTCCAAACGAATTCCGTGAAGAGTTTCATCACGAGAAGTCATGGAAGGAAAAGAATCGATAACAAGCATACTAAACTTGTTTTTCTGAACTGCATCAAAGATATCCTCAATGCAAGTAATGTTCGCAACACGAACCTGATTCACACCAATACGCTTGCAAGTAAATGCGAGCTGCTCAACAGTCTCCTCTCCGGAAACATAAGCAGTATTCTTATTGTTCTTTTCAAGAAGATTAAGAGTCTGAAGTAAAAAAGTAGTTTTGCCAGATCCGGGAGGTGCTGCAAAGGTGAAGGACATTCCAGGAAGGAACCCATCTCCTCCGTAGCAGAAGTCAAGAGTCTCAACTCCAGTCTTAAAGCGATTGTAGTATGAATCAGGAATTACAACATCTTCAGCTTTGATGAAGTCGGCGTTCGCAGTGTTTATTAATTTCATACCATTATAATAGGATAATTATGATGAAACGTCAAAGGCATTCTGCAGGGAGTTCTATATAGAATGTAGGAGTAGTATGAATTTTAATATCTTTTCATTATAGAGTATTTTAGAATGAACAGCAAGAAAAAAACTTGAAACCTCGCGAATGATTTGAGAAATGAGAAACTAGACAGCACAATTTTTCTCAAAAAAAGTATTGTGATAAAACGGGTATGTTTTCCCCAACTTTCGATTAATTTTACAAAGAAATAGATCTTGAAAATTTGCATATATAATGTATTATATAGCGATGATTAGTACTCCAGCAGTTGTAATATATTCAGGCGGATTAGATTCTTCCGTAATTCTACATTGTGCACTTAAAGATCACGCAAGTGTACACGCCTTAACATTTAACTATAATCAGAGACACAAAAAAGAAATAGATAAAGCAATAGTATACTGCGAAAAAAACAGTGTATCTCAAAAAACTATTGATATATCATTCTATTCAAATTTAGCTAGTACATCTGCTCTTACAAATAGTACTATTGATGTTCCTAAAATGAAGGATGTGATCGGAGATCCTCAAAATTCAGCTTATTGCCCTAACCGCAATATGGTTATGATATCAATAGCAGCAGCATATGCTGAGTCTATTGGAGCGGAGCATGTCTACTATGGAGCTGCTGCAGTAGATAATCTAAGCGGATATTTTGACTGCACTGTTGAGTTTCTTTCTGCAATCAATGATGTACTATCCCTGAATAGGCGAAATAGAATTGAGGTTAAAGCTCCGCTTATTGAACTTTCAAAAAAACAAATTATTGAGCTTGGATTAAGTTTAGGTGCTCATCTAGGAGAAACATGGACATGCTATGAAGGAAAAGAATTGAGTTGTGGAATTTGTCCGAGTTGCTCAAGTCGTATTGCAGGTTTTAAGAAAGCTGGGTTCATTGATCCTCTAAAGTACTCAGTTGATATTGACTGGAAAGAGTGTAATATTCTAATGTAACACCTGAATCATATATGAACACTATTTATTGTAACTCTAGCGAAACGAGGAGGGTATCTATATTTGTGGCATAAGTGGCAGTTCTACGCTAAAAAAAGCGTACTCTCTATATGAAGACAATCTTACGAGAGGCGCATTCTCATCAGGTTTTCTTGCATTCAATGCAATAGGTAATATATTCATTGCAAAACAAAAAGAGAAATTTAAATACGAAAATCTTAAGAGAATAATAAATACCGGACACGGAGAGTCATTATATTGTCTATTTCATTCAAGAGCGCCAACAAATAGTAAGGCTGCTTGGTCAGAGGAAACAACTCATCCATTTTCATTTGGTTCTTATTATGTTGCTCACAATGGAATACTTTCTAACTTTAAATCATTTCCGGTGAGTGCTGAGTTTGATGTTGATAGTTCAATCATACCATATCATCTCACAGCGAATAAGGGTGATATCAAACAAACATTTGAAATGTATGAAGGTCTTTTGACGTGCTGGATTTATAATATCGAAGATAACAGTCTTCAAGTAGTTAAAGCAGGATCAACTCTTTACACTGATGGAGAGAGCTTTTCGTCGCTTCCATTTGAAGGTGCAAGTGATGTAGATGATGGATCAGTTTTAACTTTGCATGCATATTCTTTACATGAGCGAAAAAAAGCGTTTAAATACGAAAGCCCTTATGAGATATAAAACAGTTTTATGAAGCAAGTATTACTAATCACGGCAACACGTTGCAAAACAGAAAAAGAGTTTGAATCAAGACCTATCTATAGATCTCTTCACAAACTCTACAATATTTATGATAGAGCTCATTTTGACTTTCATGTTGTAAGAGATAATACGGAGGGATTGTCTGTGGTGTATAATAGATTTCTTACTGATGAATACAAAGACAAGATTGTAGCATTTGTTCATGATGATGTTGAGGTTGAAGATCTATTCTTCGTTGAAAAGCTAAATGAATCTCCATTTGATGTCACAGCTCTTGCAGGAGCAGTTGAGTTTAATAAAAGCGCTGAAAAGCTCGCATGGCATCTCGCATCAGGAGAAGATAAAAAAAGAGGAGAAGTCACTCATGCAGCACAAGGAAAAGTCTGGACAACATGCTTCTGGAAACATCCTCGATTATCAGGTATTGAGCGCGTTCTAGTATTTGATGGAGTGTTCGTTGCCGTCAATGTTGAGAAAGCGTTAAAGGCTGAAGTATTATTTGATGAGCGATTTGGATTTCACTTCTATGATATTTCTTTCTCGTTGAATTGCTTTGAGAAAAAACTTACAGCTGGAGTAATTCCTCTTCGAATTGTTCATCACGGACTCGGAGACTCAATGAATACACCTGAGTGGGAAGATGCTAATAAAAAATTTAAGGGTGCCTATTGCAATCAGATAGAAGCCGTATAATATTACTAGATGCACATTACAACCGAACAATTAGCAGAAGTTACTGGAGTTAATTATTATGACGGATCTATTTTAAAGTCTAAGTTTGCCTATAAGTTCTTTAGAAAAGATGTAAGCCCTCTTGGTAATATTGTTGCCTTTGTATCTAGAATGTCAGTACAAGAAAATCTAATTGATCTAGAAGATGCACTGACAAATGATTACATTTATTCAGATAAAGCGATTAACTTTCTGATTGAGCTTCCCGGCTATTCAATTGAAGCTTCAATTTTATTTCAGAGATTATTTAATACAGCTCTTGGATCTCTTCTAAGTGTCTACATTCCTTATAATGTTCACGTTGATGGAGATGATATTATGGTTGAATCTGATCAGCGCAGCTCTGCAGAAGACACAGTTGAGTGGAAAAAAGCTTCAGTATCTATTGCAACTCTTAACAATGGAGCAGGGCTTATTCATACCGGAATTAATATTGAAGCGGGTCTCGAGGCTCCTGCTTTTGCTTATTCAACTAAATTAGGCGCTGAAGAAACAAATGAATTTATTGAGAAGGCAATTGGAATCTTTAATCATACAGTACAGAGTGTATTTGTTGCTTCTACAAAACTCATTAGTTAATGCTATTCGAGTACCTAAAAGATTTAACTCAGAGGAAGAAAGGAGATCTTCCTCTTGCGAATTATATTCCGTATATAATCAATAGATGGATTAGCTTTGGTCTTCCTGGTACGACAAGCGCACTAAATGAATCCGTAAATATTTTTAGCACACTTACAAAAGAAGAGCATTACAAATTACTTCTCACCTGTCTCCCTCAAATGAAGTATGCTCCGCGATTCAAGTATCTTAAAAAAGTAAAGAAAGAGAAAGATGAAGAAGATGATAAAATTAATATGCTTGCAAGAAATATGGAGCTCTCCAAAAGAGAGATTCAACAACTGCTAGATCAGAATGAAATGAAAAAAGCATAAAGATAAACATTTAGTGATGTAATTGATGATATGTAGTTGCAGGTCGGATGTATATATCATAATTAACTTCATATGGCACACAGTATTCATCCGCACGAACTACCAAGAATTAACAACGGTCTTGCTGATATTGATCAGTATGAAAGTTATCCGCTCCCAGAGGATTTTGAAATTGTTGAGCTGCTCGGCGATGTAATTGAAGTTGTTTACGCTGATGTATCATCAGATGGCAGAAGCCTAATTCGAAATGGAATTGTACTCCCAGTAAGTGTTGTTGACAATCGCAGCTGGCGAGTCGGAAGAGTAGTCCTTGCAGGGCCTGATTGTAAACAAGTTAAAGCAGACAACTATATAATCTTTCCAGGAGATAAAGGAATTAAAGGCATTCAGAAGGACGGACAAATGCACGTATTCTTAAATGAAGATCGTATTTTTGGCATCTGTAAGCCAGTATCGAGAGTAGAGACTCCTAAGAAGGTAAATAAAAAGAAATAATGAGAGTGAGCCGATCATCATTGGCTCTCTTACTCGCAAAAAGTGTAGTAGAGCTTAAATTTCGAAGAAGAATCGAAAAACAAGGCTACAGTGATTTTCGTCGTATGCTCTGCACAAATGATCGAATGCTCCTCAACTCCGCTCTTGGTAGGAATATTCTAAACTTTAATCCTCCTCATGGAATGCTTCCCTATAACGCAGCCGCAAAAAATCTTGTCATTGCGTGGGATTTATTCATGCAAAACTTTAGAGCAATTAACTGCAATGAAGTTGATGTTGTTTCAGTCATTAGCACTCAACCTTCACCGACTCAGTGGTGGGCATACTTCGGAGTCAGTATTGCTCCAATGCCGCCAGATCAAAAATTAACCTTTATGAATTCCTAAAATATGATTACAGACTTTTCCATTGTTGACTACATTCCAGGTGAAACCTTCTTCTCAAACGCTTTGCAGAGCACTATCATTTTTCAATTAGGCAAGAAACAAATTAAGAAAGGTAGATTACTTTTGTTTAAGCGAGCTCATTTTCATATTATCTTTACAATGCTTAATGGTAGAGATAATAAAGAAAATTTTGAGATTCCAATTCCATTTAAAACAGAACATCATCTTGAAGACGGAATTATATATTTTGATTACCGAATTAGTTCCCTTGCTGGTAATAATAAAGAAACTGAAGAAAGACTAAACGCAATAAGAATACGTGGCATTAATCCAACTCAATACTATAATAATATTTTAGAAATTTCATTAAAATGATTAATATATATAACGCATACAGTGGAGAGATATATAAACTCCGAGAAGAAGAGCTTAAGAATCTATGTGAAGGAGAAATTCCTCTCAAAAAAGAGCCAAATAGTAGCTGTAAGAAGTGTTATGGTAGAGGCTCTCTTGGACTCGACAAAATTAGAAAAATTTATCAGCTTTGTCCTAAGTGTGTGACGAGCAACGTTAGATCAGAATATGTAAAAGCAATTGAATTCAACTACATTTCCATTGCTAAATAGCCTAAATAACCTAAATAATCTATATGTCTAAAAAGTTCGACTCAATTTACGAAAACCTTCTAAAGGAATACTCACCTATTGATATTGTGCCAGGGTATGAAGGTACAGGAGGAGAAGCTCCTGCAGAATTTCCAGTCAAATCAGAAGGTAAATACTCACTGACGCCAGAAGAAACAAAAGCTGCTCTCGAAGAAATTGTAAGCGGTCTTCGCGAAGCTGGAGGCCATTCTGATAAGACATATAAAGAGTTCCAAGAGCAAGACATTGTTAATGCAATTAAATCAGTAAAGCCTCTGTCAGGAACTAACGCAAAGTATGCTGCGCGCGTGCTACATAATGCTCTTAAATCAGCTGGTATTATTACTGATGAACGTGATGGAGGAATAAAGCTTTCTCACGAACCTTCTGAAGAGGAGACTGAAGAAGTTGTATCAGAAGTCTCTGCTGAAGGCGGAGAGGATGTTGAGAGTTCAGATGAAGCTCCAAAAAAATCTTCAGCAATCAATCGCTTTACACCATCTTCAACAATTGACTATACTTTTGAAGATGAGGTTCGTGCTGGCTCACTAGAGGACGCTGAGCGTAGAATTTACGAGATTGTTGATAAAGGATCTGTATATACTGGAGCAGATCTTCTAGATTATCTCTCTGGTGAAATCAAACTTGATAATAGAAAAGATCTAAACGATAGGAAAGTTACAAGCATTCTTAACAAACTCATCGCAAAAGGAGTACTTACCGGCACCAGACAGAAAGGTAATGATACTATTTCAGCTCTTGAGCCTGACACTGAAAACATGAGAGACGTTGAGCATGATACTTTTGACAAGTATTATAAGAGCGCCATGGATGACTATAAAGCCTCTGGTAGCGGACCTGATCACGGCGTAGACTTTGGTTAAGATATCAGCTTAATCAGCTTTAACATAACCGTCATACTCAAGAACCATCTTCCATTCGGGAATGTTATGCTTATTCTTAATCGTCATAGTCGCCGGCACTGCCATTGGCTCAGCTGGAGATCTAAGTAGCTGGAGACCAGCCTCTGAAGGAGTTTTATCAGCCTTCTTTGCATTCACGTCCTTGTGAGAAAGAACACAATTTTTCCAAGTTGTTCTGCCTCCTCTAGACCGAGGTATAATGTGGTCAACATTACCAGTCTTTGAAGTAAGCTTTACGCCAGTATAAGCACAAATATTCTTGTCTCTGTCCCAGATTCCTCGAAGAGAGAACTTAATCTTCCTCTTTGGTACTTGAGCAAAGCTTTTGAGAATTACGACTCTTGGGTATTTAATTTTTCCGTGAACAGTTGAAATGTAATCACTGCTCTCATCGAAAGGAAGAGCAACCCAATCCTTCCACTTTAAGGGAATCATGTCGCCAGTCTTGCAGTCAATGTGTAAACCAATAACGCCTCCATTAAACATTTCTGATAGTGCGTCAGCGGGATTATAAACGTGAACTGCTTGCCAGTTCTTGTTTAATACTAAGACTGTTTCTTTATATAATTTGTTGATACTCATCGTTTTATACCAACATAGGGTAGGTTTCTGTAGAAGCTGTTGAGATCAAGTCCGTAACCAATGACAAATTCGTTCTTAATTTTAAATCCGTAATAGTCTGGTTCTGTATTAATTTTTCTAACTATTTGCTTATTTAATAGTGTGCATGTTTTTATGCTATCTGATCCTGCAAGTTTAAACATGTTTTTCAATGTTGACATAGTCAGACCAGTGTCGAATATGTCATCAATTATTAGTATGTTTTTATGATTACAAAATGGTACTATAGCTTGTTTCATATCAATATGGCCGGAGGAAACTTCCTTGCCATGATAGCTCGAAACATTGATTGTGTGTACAGTGAGAGGCATCTTGAGCTCTCTGATAAGATCAGCAGCAAAAAACATTCCTCCTTCAAGTACAGGAATAACCATAATTTCTTTGTTCTTGTAGTCAGCATTAATCACTTTTGCAAGCTCTAGAACACGTTTTCGTATTA